TGTTATTTAGTTTCCGAGAAGGCCCAATATACTTTAGAGGAATGGTCTGGAGCAGGACAAGAAACACCTGCCTATAAGGCATTAGATAATGTATCTTTAAATGATTCAATTCCAGAAACTATTGCTTATGTCGTTTCTCATGAAGTTAAAACGAATGATACCACTCTAAAACATGTTATCATTACTGATAAGCAATTAACTGATGATTACTTTAGGGTTATGCAACCAAACCATACCTGTATGTATGAATTTACTCCTGAGATTAAACTAAATGAAATGAGTTCTAAATATACCAAGGTAAACGGAGAAGAAAAAACCTATTCAAATATCAAGGGTTTCAATGTAGCAAGTAGTGGACAAGATAGATACATTTCTTCTTCAACCTCCACATTTACTGCAAGTCAGCAATTATACAATAGTGGTGGAGCAGAAGCAGCAATGTCTATGTATGTGGCAGTTGATTTGAATAACAAATCTTCTAGTGAATCACATATCGTTTATAGAAATGCTGCTAATTTAGATGACCTTTTACCCGATAGTTCAAATATCATTTATATGTCAGATGGAGAAACTAATAAAAAAACAGAATTAACAATATCCGAACATTTTGTAAATTCAAGCACTACAACTAAAAAACTTCAGTTCGGTGAAAAGACAAAATTATTAGGTATTGTTTCAATTACACAACCATTTGAAATGATTGTTCCTAAGGATATTTCAGGTGATTACTCACGCGCTATGATTGGCGCGGGCGTATCAGTAGCAAATGAAGCAACTAATATCATCAATGATTTACTCGAAGATAACGGAATTCAATTTGAAATTCCTGATATTGCATACTCTCATTACCTTGCACCTAACTTCCAAGGTATTGATTTGTTCTCGGCAATCAATTATATTCTAACCAAGAAAGATTACTCTCTCGTTGAAGATTCTGGTGTATTCAAGATTAGAGAAGGAACTGACTCTCTTCTATATTCAGGTGTTCTGATTTCAGATTACGGTGAATATCAAATCTTCGACTTCAGAAAAGAGAAGTCAACATTTGATAGATACAACGAAATTGTCGTTTATGGAAGAAGCCACAAAGCCGTAAGAAAGGACTTACGTTCCATTCAAAAGTCTGGAAGAAAAACATTAGAATCCTTCCAAAGAGAATTAAACTCACAACAAGACGTTGACCAAAGAGCAACAGAATTATTCTTACTTCATAACAGATTGAACGAAAAGATTGTTGTTGAAATTGGACACCAAGGCATTTCTCAGATTCAACCCGGCGATATTATTGAAGTTGAAATCAGAAGAGAAAACATCCCAAGAAGCCAATACAAGGTTATTCAAGTCACGCACAAACTTACAGGCAATCTCGTTCTCCAACTTGGAAGATACTCCAAGAGGCTAGAAGACCAATTCTCTGAGTTATTACTCAATGCTCAAAGAGTTAATTCAGCAATCAGGGAAACCGCATTTAACGAAAATGTAGTAAATTACGACTTCTTGGAAAACCTTAAGGTCAAGCCCCTTCGTCTGCTGATTAGGAAGCGGTCTTCATCAGGAGGCACTTTGGGTTTCGGTATTACCTTAGGTTTTGGTTCAACCTTTACAGGATTAGGAACAATTACAGAAACTGAGTTAGAGGATGTGGAATATTGATTACAGATACATTAAGAAATACGTTAGCAACGTATATTAAAAATAATGTTGATGGTGGTAAAGTAGGTCTTGGTGGTAATTCAACAAGTCCTGCGGCAACAGACTTAGATGTTGAAGTTTCAGTTACACCAACAGTAACTACTGATATTTCAACGGCTAACGTAGTTGAAGTTAAATTGTCAATCCCCGGCTCTTCTATTTCAGGAAAAGTCATAAGAGAAGCAGGTTTCTTTGATGGAACTGATATGTGGGCAAGAGAAGCATTTGAAGGTGTAGGGCCTTTTTCTTCAACAGAAACGCTTGAAATTATCTTTATTTTAGAGGTGGAGTGATATGGTTAGCAATCCCGGATATTTTAGTCAAATGGCTTCAGGTGGAGCCTTAACGCAAGTTGAAGATGGTGTGGATAATCCACACACAGGCTTAATCAAGGCATTGAGTTTAGGCATGGGAGGCAATTATCCCATTAGTGGATTTGATGCTACTTCTGTTACTGCAACAACGGCGACGATTGCTAATGGTGTAATTTTTAGAGATGGTTCTAAAGTATCAATTACAGGCGGAGGAATTACCTTAAGCACCACATACACAACGGGTTATCATTTATTGGTTGCCCGCGCTTCCGGTATTGTTTTGATTAATCCTACTGCTGTTGATAAAGTTCCTGAATATGCTTCCGGTGATGTAGTTATCGGTATTTTTGCTCACACAGGGACTAATCCTATGAGTATTCAATATCTTTCTATTGATAAGACAGCAAACTCATTAAGCATCGGTTATGATTCTTCAGGATATACTGAAGCAGGAACAATTACCGGAAATGCTAATGGCGTTTTAATTACAGGAACATCAGATGTTACTTTAGACGGAGCAAACGATAGGGTTTACATTAAAGATGCGACTAATAATACGTTAAAAACAGTAACTCCTCAACAAATTAGAGATTTAGCACCCACTACTTCGGAAACATTACAGACAGTAACGGATTCGGGAGCAACTACAACTAACAGCATTACCGCAAATAGTTTTGTTAAGACAGGCGGAACCTCTTCTGAGTTTTTGAAAGCAGATGGTTCTGTTGATTCAAATGTATATCTTACTACTGAAAGCGATACATTGCAAAGTATAACTGATAGAGGACGAACTACTACTTGGGATATTACTATTGACGGATTGGTTAATAATGGAAAAACTGTAGTTCCTTCGGTAGACCCAATTACTTCCACTACGGAATTAGCAGCGATAAATTATGCTAATTCTATTTATTATATTACCGCTAGTTTAACTTTAGCGGATGGAATGTCTGGACAAGTTATTCAAATTAAAAACGTAGCCGCTACTCAAGTAACCATTAATACAACTAGTAACGTTGATGGGGCAGGAGCGGCTAGCGACCAAAGAAGAACAGGTGCTACACAAATTACGTTAGAATCAATGGAAGGAATTACACTACAATATGTTAATGACGTTGCTACTGTTACGCCCGGTTGGTATATTCTTGATACTGATGTTGATACAGATACAGACACAGGTATTACAGATATAGTTGAAGATACTACACCGCAACTTGGTGGTAATTTAGATTTAAACTCTCAAGATATTACAGGAACAGGCAATATTAATATTACAGGCGATATTAATTGCGTTACTCTTACTGCTACTAAATTAGCAACTGATACTAAAACCACATCAACATTAACAAGTGCAGATGCCGGTAAATATCTTTTCGTTACTGCTGCTAGCCAAACAATTACCTTACCCGCTAGTCATTCAGCAGGCGAACAATACAGCATTTTGGCAAACGGTAATGATGTAACCTTAGACGGTAATGGAAACAATATGAATGGTTCAGCATCATCAATCACAATTACGGCATATAATGGTGTAACCTGTATTTCTGATGGAACGAATTGGATAGTATTAGGTGCGTGATTAAATGTATTTGGCCGTAGCAGGGTCTTGTGCTGAGGATAAAGCAAATAGCGTATCTGAATACGATTTATCTTTATTCTCACTTCCCGCTTCTTCTTCAGCGAACATAGTAGTAAGTGGTAAAGAAGCAACTGATTTATTTATTGGTGGCGGGACAATTTCATTTGCTATGACTGATGGTTATATCAGACAATATGATTTTTCTTCAGAAACATTGCCTGTTCCTAGATATGATACGACAAATACTATTTCTACTTTAAATACGGGTGTAACGGCAATCCGTGGTGCAACTTGGGGTAATTTTGGAACTAAATTAGTATACAGCGGAAGTAATGGAACTGCATACCAAAGAACATCTTCAGCATATACACTTACGGGTATTGGTTCTGCTTCCACGAATTCGCCCGGACTTGGCGACCTTCAGGGTGTGGCCTTCAATGATACAGGAACTAAAGTATTTTATTGCCGTGCAGGAACAGTAAGTCAGGCTACTTTATCAACACCTTGGAACATTCAAACTCGTGGTTCATTTACTTCATTAACCACATCAACAGATACAGATTCAGATGGAGGTTCAATTAACAATCTAACTTGTATTAGATTTTCGGCGGATGGGACAAAAATGTTTGTCTCATATAGAGATAGTTTTGGAGATGGAACATCTCCTTTACATTATCCTGCAATTGCCCAATATGAATTGTCAACAGCATTTGATGTAACAACAGGAACATACTCTAAAAATCTTAAAATGGATATTTCTATCGGAACTTACCCATCTTCTCCTTATGTCGGTTGGATTACATTTATTACAGGGTTTGATTGGAACGCAACAGGTGATAAGGTAGTTATTGTCGGAGCGCATCCTGCTGGAAATGGAAATGTTCTTTTATTCTCATAAATAAACTAATACGATTAAATTTCGGACCCAAATTCAAAATGCGTAAAAAAAATGGGAGGCCGAGGGTTTTACCCCTCGACCCCCCTTAGTGTCTGATTAGACCAAATACCCAAGCAATCACGGCATTCCCATAGTTTCACCTGTCCGGGCGAACCTACATAAAAGGCGATTAGCCGCTTCGCTAATGTCTGTTCTGTGCAAAACGGACATTGCTGCTTAAGAGCCATCTTTCTCACGCTGATTTACTAACCTAGCCATATACTGCTCAACAGATTCATCGGTGATATTAGAACCACCAAATGCTGCAAAGAACAGCAATAAAACAACTAGCATAAATAAAATCAGAAAGAAAATTTCCCAACCTGTCATCACCAATCAACTCCTAAATCAACAAACTCTTCTTTTTCAATAGAGAAAGCCTTCACTATACCATTTTCTTGCCCATACTTCCAAAGTTCATAGACTAATTGGCTATCCTTTAGGCAGTAATCCACGACCGTATCATAGTCCCCTGCCTTCCATAAGGCGGGAGCATCGGCTGAATCCATCATCTTAGACGCATCTAAAGAACACTCGACTAAGTTTTGAAGTCTAAAGCGTTCACCGTGACCTTTCAGAAGAATCTTGCTAGTATCAATATACTGTTCTTCTTCTAAGAACTTACGAATGCAGTATATGTCCATAGAATCACGCAGGATAGGTAGGTCAAACGCCGCGATATTGTGGCCTAATAGCAGGCCACCTGCCTTCTGAAAATCGTCAAGGTCATATTTCAGGTCGCGCAGACTTTTGACGATGTGACCGCCCTTAGCAAAGGTATTCACGGCCTCATCAACATACGCCGTTCCTGTTGAGCCATCCCAAGTGGTTACGGTTGAAACTTGAAACATATGGGTATTACCAAAGCCACCGATTTCGTGAGACATATTCTTAGTCTCTAAGTCAATAGCCATTACGTTCATTTCACTCACCAGACCACAGTTTGCTCAACTTTTCTTCTGATTTGTCTTTTGTTTGTTCTTCTTCGATACGACGCTTAAGAAACACAACAATGTTCTGTCCTGCAACAGTTACCATTGATGAACATTCCCAACCATCAGCACCGTAAGTATCAAGGGCTTCAATAATTACTTTGGGTCCTTTTGATACTTCAAAAACTTTATATGTGTTTTCCCACTTCATTCTTCATCACCTAGTAGTTTAATATAGACCGCTCGGCCTTTTTTATCTTCTTTGAATTTATGCTGAATCTTTCTAAAATAATTATATACAGAAGGTTGTGATTTCTTTCCTTTTGTCATAACTTCAGAAAGCAAGTCTTTCTTTGAAACGAAGCCGTCTTCGTCCTTTTCCATGTCCGTATAGCATTTAACGAATAAGGGGAACATTGACTTTTCAGAAAGTGACTGACGCTTGACCCGTAGGCCCTGTTCCAACCAATCAACCAATGTGCTATAACATTGTCGGACAACGCTACCTGCTTGACGGACGTTTCTTGGATTTACAATGAACCTTTGGCTTTTATCCTTAATTGATGGGGCTTCTGCAATCGAACACAGAACACTCATCTTCATGAGGATTTTCATCAATCTGGTAGTAAAGTTTTGCGCTACTTTACGAACTTCGGCGTTTGTGTTGTTAATGTAAGACTCCATGTTTTCGTATTCAAGCATCAAGGCATCCTGAAAAGCCTCGGAGAACCGAATTGTTTCAAGAGAATTTCTTCCCGCATCATTGAACCTATCGTATAATGCTTCATAAATCTTAAAAAGAGCATTTACATATTTATCAACGGGTTGGTTAACTTCTTCGTATGTTCCCGCTAATTCAATCTGCTTCCTTCTCATGTTTTGTTGGATGTGTTCAGGCGTGTCCCAAACATACAAAAGCATACGCTGAAGAACACCTTTATTCGCAATAACATCACTTAGGTTTTCAGGAGGATACGTCATAGCCATAACAGAACGCTGACTAAAACAATACTTAACTTCATTATCGAATTGACGAAGTGCTTTACTAATTACCCAAGACTCACCAGCAAGAGTGTTCATTAGTGTGTTAAGATACACAATAGAAGATTCATTGTGTTGTGTTGGTTTAAACACACCTGAATACTCAAACTCGTCCCAATGAGCAAGACCCGCACCTTCTAAATGGCCGGGAACGTGTTCTAATTCAGTTTCTCCATCATCGTTGATTTTCTTGTTAAAACCACCGATAAGGGTTGCATCCGAGTAATCTGTAAGTGAGAAAATGTCAAAGTTTTGCGGGCGTGTTTCTTCATTCCAAACCATATTTGGGTGTTGACCCTTCTCATTAATTTTCTTAAAAACTCCCTTTGCTACAGGACCAACAAAATTCCAAAGTGTTGATTTTCCTGTTCCTGAACTCTGAATCCAACAAAAATGGATTCGGCTATCTTCAATGTTTCGTCCCGCAGGAATACGAACAAAATCCTTTGAGATTTGCCCTAACAAAACAAAAAAAGATACCGCCGCAGGAACATCGTTCATGTGCGATACTTCAAGAGCAGATTTCTGAAACTCTCGCACAACGGCGGGAAGTGATTCAGAAAATGCTGCGGCGCGTTCTTCATAAATTTCAACGTAATCTTCATCAGTCATATTTTCACCTTCTCTTCAGAGTTGAGGGTATTAACTACCCGTTCAGCGATTGTCGGTCCAATACCTTCAATCTTAGAAATTTCAGAGGGCCTTTGCTCTCCAATTTCCATAATAGAACCAAATTCTTCAATCAATTTTGTTGCCTTTGATTCTGAAATGCCCTTTATTGTTGAGAGGACATCAATTCTCATATCATCACTACTTAGCCTTTTATGAATTCTTGGCTTGATAGTTGGTCTATCTAACGGTTGCATTTTGCAAACTGCTGCAATAATTTCAGATGCTTCTTCTTCAGAAGATACCCACATGGGTTTTGCATCCATATCTAAAACAATTCTGCCGTATGCTCCTAAGAATTTGTTTCTTAGTAAGATTGCTCTTGTGTGTCTTGGCATATTGTTAGGAGCATTATCAATTACATTATTGATTGCTTCTTCAATCGTTCCGTAAATCAAAACAATGTTTACTGAGTATGCCCTATCCATATTATCAATCTGAGTCCACATTCTCTTAGATAGAACAGAACCTAAAAAGTCTGTAGTTGATTTGGCTTCAAAGCAAACATCATTGAAAACATAGTCTCCAATTTCAAGCCACTTCTTTTCAGTTTTGATGTTAAGCATTCTGGCCTTTTGCTCAACTAGTCTAACTAGTTTTGAACCTTCTTTTTCTCTAGAATCTATAATCAGCATTGTGATATTCCTCCTAATACATTAAATAAAAAGGCAATGCTACCTATTGTGTAAAAAGCGAATCTTGAATAAAAAAGTAAATCATTTCTTTCCATTTGGGAACCTCCAGCATTTTCCTACACAATAACCATTGGATATGAGTGTTTCGCACTTAGGAGAATATCTGTTATTTCTAACAATATAACTAACGTGCTTAAAAGATTCTCTTTCATTCCAATCTAGCCATATTTCTTCAGAAGAACCGAACACATCATGTAATTCTTCCATTATTCTTTCAGACACTTCCTTTATTTGTTCTCCATTTAACCTAATACCTGAAGAACCTGTGAGGATATCTCTATACCATTGAACCAAATAAACTCGTGCAAAATGCCCGGGATTCTCAACCATAGTGGCGTTGTGCAAACAGGGAAGGATGGGGAGTTTACCGTTGTGTTTAGGCACAGAAACTTCACCCTCCACCATCTCGATAGGGGGTTGTTCGGGGAAGACGACCCGCTGACTACCCGACTTTTGGAACGGAATAAGTCTTGGACTTCGCGCCATTAGAAGAATGTCTTCAAGGTTCATCGAAAACACGTCCTCATAGAAAAGCGGGATGCAATACAAAACATTACCTGAACCATCATCAGATGCCATATTTACGGTATTTGGAACCCTTCGCAATCTTGAGGCTTGTCCTACTCTATCATCGAGAGAAGAGCCTCCACCATTCTCATACAGATATTGCTTAACCACTTTGAAATAAGCCTGAATATCTCTAATATTGTCTGTGCGGTTTCCTTCAATGAATAAATGAAATCCCCTCCCTGAAAAGAACAACGTGTGTATTAAATCTTCATCCTTTACCATCTGCATTACGATTCTTACATCATCCAATGCTTTCTGTAACCGTTCTCCGTGAGCATCAAAATCAAGAAAGATGCGGTCAAGGATTACAGAAGATTCGATAGCAGTTGTTTCTGAAAATTCTTCAAAATCATACACAGTTGTATATACATTCGTTCTGTTGTTGTGTGCATTCACAAATTCGGAATACTCACTTTTTGTCAGAACTTTCTTTCTCTTCATCTGAGGGGCGTTTGGAATGTGACTCCCCGCCCAAACTAGTCTCGGAAATTTCATTATTACCACCAAAATTAACTGTTGCGCTATTTAACATTTCACGGATAATACCGGCTACTTCTGCCTGTAAAGAAGCCATGATTGCTTCACGCATAGCATCTTCAAATGTGCTTCCAACGAAAGCATCATTTACTCTAACATCTCTAATTAGTTGAAATCTTTCAGATAGTTTCATCTCGGAATATAGATTATTAGAAAGGGATTCTATTGTTGATTTCAAGTTAGAAATTTCATTGAATGTCCAATTTCTTGCTAGCACTTTTGACTCTATCAAATCTCTAATCATCACAACCACGAATCCGTTTGTGCTGCATCACACATTCCGAAGAAAGAACAATGTGTGCATGTTTTATAGTAAAACTTAGGAGCAAAGGTCTTCTGCTCATAAGCATACAGTAATTTGGCGATACCGTCGGCAACTGAGGTCATAGAGCGTTTCTTGACTTCCTCAACATAGAGGTAGTTAGAAACGGGGTAATACCATCCCCAATGAGTCACCTTCATGTCTTTAGTCAAGCCGTTTTTGATGAGGACTTCCTCAGGCGCGGATTCAATCATCAATTGATAGAAGGCCATTTCCTTTCTCATCGTTGTTGTCTTGTAATCCTTCCACGGTCCGGTCTTCAACTCCATAGGAATGAGCGAATTTCCTTCGCGGAATACACGGTCAATGATACCTTGAAGGTGAATTTTGTAGTCACGCTGAAGAGGATATTTTGCGCTCTGATTTTTCTTGAAGGTAATTTCAGCATCAAACTTTCCTTCGTTCACTATCGGCAAAAACTCATCCAACTTCTTTTCATCCCTGCATTCAATGAAACGCTCGGCTTCTGTTGATGCAATAGTTAGATAAATGTCTAGGTAATCATCAATCGGGAAAAGGCTTTGACAATAA